TCTGTCCGCGCCGTCGTGCGGGACGAGGAGAGGGGTAAGCCCTGGGCGTCGAAAGGCTGCGCCGTTGCGGTCGCGAGCGTCGGTGATGCAGAGGCACTGACGAAGGCTTTTTCCGGGACCGAAGGCGCCTTCCTGATGACGCCACCCGACTTTGACCCGGAGCCGGGCTTTCCCGAGACCCGTGCCAACGCCGTTGCGATCAAGGCCGCGATTGAAGCGTCGCGCCCGGCGAAAGTCGTCTTCCTCTCAACGGTAGGCGCTCAAGTTTCGGAGCCTAATCTCCTCAATAACTCAATGATGACGGAGCAGATGTTGCGCACCGTCTCCGTGCCGGTCGCTTTCTTGCGCGCTGGCTGGTTCATGGAGAACGCTGCCGCGGAGATGGAGGCGGCGCGGTCCGGCATTGTCCCAAGCTTCTTGCAGCCGCTTGACCACGCCATCCCGATGGTCGCCACGATCGATATCGGTCGCACCGCCGCGGAACTCCTGCGCGATACTTGGAGCGGGGTTCGGCTGGTCGAGCTGGAAGGGCCTCGGCGCTATTGCGCCCGCGACATCGGAACCGCGTTTGCTGCCGCTCTCGGCCGCGACGTTCGCATTGACCCCGTCCCGCGTGACGCTTGGGAAGCGCTCTTTCGCTCGCAGGGCATGAAGCATCCCATGCCACGGATGCGTATGGTCGATGGCTTCAATGAAGGTTGGATCGATTTCGAAGGTGGCGGCGAGCACCGCAAGGGCGCGACCACGCTTGATGCCGTGATCGCCGGCCTTGTGAACAAGGAGGTGAGACGATGATTTCCGGTATCAAGCGCTTCCGTCGGGTGCTCGGGTCCGCGACCTTGGCAACGCTGGCGCTGGCTGGCATGGCGGCCTGGAGCCACGCCGCCGATCAAACAGGAAATAACGTCATGAGCATGAAGTCGGACCTCGCGAACCGCGAGAAGGACATTCACTGGCCGCAAGGTTTCGACCCTTCACAGGCCGATCTGTTCTCGCACAACGAGCTACTGATCAACGCCTCGTGCGCGCGCATTTGGAGCCACATCATCGATGCCGATAGGTGGCCCGAGTGGTATCCGAATGCGAGGGAGGTCAAGATCACTGGCGATAACGTGTTGAAAGATGGCGCTGTGTTTCGATGGACTACGTTCGGGCTACCAATCGAAAGCAAGGTGAACGAGTTCACACCTTACACCCGGATCGGCTGGTACGGCTACGCTCCCGGCACGGCGCCGTCCTTCTATCACACCTGGTATTTGAAGACCCGGGGCGATGCATGCCTCGTCGTTACGGATGAGGTTGGCAAGGGCAAGGACGCCGCACATCTGCGCGAGAGCGATGAAGGCCTCATGCACCGCGGCCATGATCTCTGGCTCGCGACCCTGAAATGGGTTTCGGAGGGAAAGTAGGCTCAGCGCGTGCCTCGCGCTGCGGCGCGACTATGCCGGTTTTGGACCATTCGCTTCAGTATCGTCGCTGTCCGGCCGAACGACTCAACGAGTAGCAGATACTGAACGATCGTTGCAACTCGCTGCTGCACCGCGCTGATGTCGGTGGTGGAGTCGCCGCTGCCGGTGACGAGCTAGGGGTCGCGTTCGCTTCGCCGGTGCGCGATCGAGCTGAAACCGGTAGGCAGAAAGTTGAACTGACGCCCAGAGGCGTTTGCAATCGGAGGAGAGGATGAGCGCGAGCCTGAATGGAAAACGGGTCGTGGTTCTTGGTGGGACACCGGGAATCGGTCTCGCGACAGCTAAGGCCGCTCAGCGCGAGGGCGCCATGATCGTAGTCGCATCAAGCCGCCGTCAGCGGGTCGGCCAAGCCCTAACGTCGCTGGAAAGCGGGGCGGAAGGCCACGTCGTTGACTTCTCGGATGAGGCGCAGGTGCAGAGGTTTTTCGGGAACATCGGCGCCTTCGATCATCTGGTCTATACCGCAGGCGAGACGCTGCAGCTCGAGACGTTGGACACTGTACGGCTTGATCGCGCTCGCGACTTTGTCAACATCCGCTTCTGGGGTGCGTTCATGGCCGTAAAATACGGCAGCCCCCACATCAGGGTGGGCGGCAATCACCTTGACCAATGGCGTCGCCGGGCTGCGCCCGCGCAAGGGCCGGACAGTCGTCGCAAGCGTCTGCGGTGCAATGGAAGCGCTTACCCGGGCCCTGGCCGTGGAGCTTGCGCCAATTCGGGTGAACGTGGTCTGTCCCGGCATAGTCAGGACGGAGCTGTGGAACGACATGACGGAAACCGATCGCGAAGCCATGTACCGAGATCTTGGGCAGAGGCTTCCGGTCGGTCGTATCGGCGAGCCAGAGGATCTTGCCCATGCTTATGTCTATCTGATGCGGGAAGAGTACAGCACCGGCCAGGTGGTCGTGGTCGATGGTGGCGCCGTGCTGGTCTGAGAGTCGGAATTGTGGTGCGTTAGTGCCAACGGCCGCGAGTCTTGGAACAATCTGTGCCTTGTGTGGACGGACCCGTCATGGAACTATCGCCCTTATAACCGCGCAACCTCGATGGAGGCTGTGCTCGACGGTGCTGCTTTCGGTGCGGCGACCGAGGTCACGGCTGAGACACTAGGACTTCTTCCATTGAGGCCGCTTTTGCCTCCGACTATCGCGCGCGATTCGGCTATTGCCGTCACCGACTCTTCGCCGCCGCGATTGATTGCAGACTTTCTGCATAAAGCACCGCCTTGAACGGTACGTGTGATTTGGTCAACATCTGCCACCCGAGCGCCATGTCCGCTCATAAGTGGCTGGCGAATGCCCAAGTGGCCGAGCGCTGGCTCGCAAGCGTAACCTCAGGCGCGGGCGGCAACTTACGCGGTGCTGGCAGTCGATAACAATTTCTCCTCCGCCGAGAAGGCAGTCGCCTAGCGCGACGGGCGAGCGGGGAATGCGTCGCTGGTCTATCAACGTGTTCTGCGGAACATCGCCTTCGGGCAGTGACGGCGTATCATTCTCTAGTGTAAAAACTTATTGGCCTTGCCATAATCAAGGTACGCTTGTCTTACGTACCTCAGCAAAACGGATTCCGGGTTAGCCCTCCTGTGCATTTGCGCATAAAGACTATCGACCTCGATCTCATCGATGAAGCGATGATCTTGGAGGATCCATGGCACCTCCCACGCATCCCAAAGCCCTATGAATGCTTCGAACAAATCAAGATTTAGCTCTCTTCCCAAGGGCGTATTTCGCCAAGTGTCGGATGATATGCGTTCCAACAAGCCCAATTTCATAAGCCTTTGGTTTACGGCATAGACCGTTTCTCGATCTGCGAGCCATTCACGGCTGTTGAAGAGCCGGTGCCACGCCATCGCCTCAAGCTCGGCGACAATTTCTGCTTTGGTCATTTCCGACATATGTAGCTTCTAGTCTGCGCGATCACGCGGATCGTGTCGATCGTTACCGGATGCTCGAGTGGCGGGTGGAATGTTGTCTACAAATTTCCCGTTGGCGCAGTCATGTAGGGTCATCGAATAGGGTCACCACCAATCCCCATTCGCATCAGAGCCTGCTGAGCTTGAGATCGACGGAGCTCATGCCACGCTGGCCAACATTCCGTGTGTAGCCAAACGTGGGTACCGGGCTCCGTCCCGAAAGGCACGACGATAGCGCCATGGGTTTCGGGTTGGCCGCACCACAAACAGCGACCTACTCCAGACGGCGTCGGATTCCTATTCAGCCATTCGACCACGCAGCATTCGAAGGCCTGAGCCTCGGCGTCGGCGCGCGGCAGCCGGCCGGCAAACTCCGCAAAGGCTGCGCGCTGATGGAATAAGACGTGCCAGTACTCCGGCGACGTGCCATCCTTGGCTGAGTGTAGGAGCCGCAGGACCTCTGGCTTGTGCCGGGAGAGTGCGTCCAGGACCGCATCGGGCGGCGGTTCGGACGCCTCCAGCAAGAGATCGTCGCCGTCCGGTTCAAGGTGAATACCGAAAGCACGGGCTGCGCCAAGAGCCTGAAATGCGCTCATATGCGGCCACTCCAGCCAGCGACAGTTTTTTCATCCGACGGGATAAACGGCGGCGAAGGCGTTAAAGGCGGTGATTTGACAGCCACCACACGCCACGCCGTGCGTCCGTCCGCCTCCGCCTGTTGAAATGCAAAGCCTCCGACAATCCGGTTGGCATTCTTCTTAAGCAACCAGCCAAGCTTTGAACGGTTTATCTCGCCGCGTTCCTCCACTGGGAATTCCCGCATCGCATCGAGCAGATTGTGTTGGTTATGGATCGCCGCCTCGACCGCCTTGCGCACAGTGGTCGGAGTCGAACCAAATACGGCATCCCATTCGGTCATTAAGCTGCAGAGGGCGTCACCGTCGGGATCGTGGCGGACCTGTTCCAGCAGCGCCGTCGCCGGATCGGGATGCCCGAGCCACATCAACGGATACCTGCAATAGTCCGACCACGGGCCACTGAAAGTGACAATGCTGTCCGCCTGAGCGCGAGGCAAACCTGCCCTGCGCCATGCCTGAATGATCGTCAGCACCGCGGCCACATAAACGCCGCGGCGCTGGCGCACTTTATCGACCGGGAATCCGTTGTACGTCATCGTCGCCGGTGTGGCGCAACGCGGATCGAGATGAATCGTAAGTACGCGCCGCAGCAGATCCCGTATCGGGCCGACGTTATTCCCCGACCCCAGAAACAAGGTGCGCGTGCTAACCGTCGCTATTTTGCTCACGCCCAGAATCCGATCTGTGATAGCCTCCGCTGTGAGCATCCTCTTGATCGTGCCGTGCGGAATCCAGTCGGTGTCCATGTCGTCGAACTCGACGCAGGCAGGGCTGGTCAACAATAACGACAGAATCGCCTTGGTGGCTTCCTCTGAAGTCGTCGGATAACTCACCTTGGTATTGCCACCCGGCCCGGCGAACGCACCAATTAGTTCGCAAAGGTAGGTCTTACCACTTGCGAACACGGGCGCTCGGACGTGAAACGCAGGCGCATATGGCAACGTCGAGCGTACTACGGCGGTGAAGATGGCCGCTAGCGCGGCCGCCTTGTCGGCGGCTGCAACGAAGTGGAATTCAGTGAGCAACTCTTCCAACAAGGCCAGAGCCGCTCGTGCCTCGTCAGGTGTCGGGTCAGCGATTACAAACTGGCGCGGATCGAACACGCCGAAACGCAGTGACGTTTTGTCATAACCGGGCTGTGTGACGAGTTCTCCGTCCGATTCCCGAAAGTACGGTTGTCGCACCACGCCAGCCAATGGTGGCAAATAGCGAAAGCTTTGCGCATCGAACAGAATGCCCGCATGCCGCGCCGGCGGATCACAGCGCACCCAGTCTTTCGCTCGCCCGTCGCATTTCTCCCAAGTCGCCGCGACTGAGAGCTCGCGCGTCAGCGCCGGTGCGCTGGTCGGTACAATCGACGGATCACCGCTGCCGGGATTGGTCGAGACGGAAACAATCAAACCGCCTGCCTGATAATGCCGCCCACGGTTCGCCAGCTCCTTCCGCCGCATCCACGACGCGGTGCAGGTCACCGGCCACCACGCGGATTAACGGCTTGTGTCGTGCTTCCGCGGTGCAAATTCCCAGGAATTCAAGCAGCGCCCGAATGTGGTACTTGTCGCGGTGGGAGTGCTGGCAGCAAAAGCCACCCACAGGGTATAGTTCGTCAGGCTCAAAATAGGCCGCGCCAGTGTCCAGTTCGTCGGTGTGTTCATGCACCCACGGACAAGTCACGTCGTGCTTGCCCGAACCGAGCGGTGTCTTGTAAAGCCCCTGCACTTTGAGTGCCACAACGACTGGGTTCTCCACCGGCTTAGGGGTCAGAACATCGTCGGCGCCATTGCCAATGCCCTGCGAGGCTCCGTTAGTCACCACAGACGTCTTTGGGGTTTTCTTCGGCTTTCCGGCCGGGGCAAGTCCCAATTGCAGGCGATCCACAATCTCCTGTGGCGAGTAGCGTTTGTCAGGTCGCCATTCGATTAGGCGACACTGAAACGGTGCGCCGGACTCGTCGAAGTATTTTGGCTTGCCGTTGATGGCCACCGGCAGCCGTGCCCAGCGGGTCAATGGCCCAGCCGCACCCGCGTCGCACAGACCCGAGTCGATCACCGCATTGAGCAAACGCACGCTCGCCGCGGCATCGGCGAGCGGCTCCGCCAGGATGATGCCACCTTGGTGATTTCCGGGACTCGTCTCGATCAGCCATGACAACTCAAAATCACCCAGCCGATCCAGCGGCACCTTAGTGCCTAGGTCATCGAGCATTAAGAAGTGACAGCCGGCAAAATGGGCTTTCCGCGCCTTGAACTCACCATCATCACCGGGATAAAAGCTTGAACAGTTGACGTAGTTGTTATTCTCGACGGCAAGACTGTTGGCTACCTGATCTGCGCGACGGGCTAACCATCCGTCCAGATCGGGGTCGCCGCTCTTCGAGCACACCGCCGCAAAGGCACCTCCGGGCAGATCCGTGAAAACCGCAGCGATAAATTCAGCATTTGTTATCTTAAATTCCCCGCCTTCGCCGCCTTTACCTTCTTCCATGCGCTCGGTTGGAGAAACCGTCGACGTATACGGCTTTGTTGCAGCGAGGGTCTCAGCGGTCATCTCGCACCTCCTCGTTATCGGAGGCGACGGGCTTGCCGGTGTCGTTCGCGGGCGTGGGCACCTCACCCCTAGACCACTCGGCGAGGATGGAGAAGAAGCCGGTGATGTTCTCGCTAATCTGCCGGGCGTCCTTATGGGTGAGATTGCGCCCGACGCGCGGTTGCCAAATTTGGCGGGCCCGGTCGATCAGATTGTTGTTGGTAGCGTGCGATGGTTTCATCGAAGACCTCACGGCCGGCTTCTCGCCGGTCCATGCCCTGGCCTCCGATCTCGGACTCACACCGATGACGTTGGACCTATTGATTTGCATCTCGAGCGTCCCCATCGCAGGGATCGCCACAATCGAAGCCGCATCAACGCGGCAATTCTTCCTCGGGGATCGTGAACTTGTGCGATTTGCCCGCCTCGATGACGAGCTCCCGCCGGTTGCCTTTCCCGATCGCGCTCGAAATTGCACAGCGGAAGTGCCCATGACGGAGCCCGTCTTCGACGATCTGAACGAGGCGTTCGAACGCCTCACAAAATTGCGGTCCGCCGGCCTGTCCGGCGCCTGCCCGGAAGGGTTCTTTATGCATTGTGGAGCAGCGCCTTCATATTCTTGATGATGGATGTGAACGCCAGCGGCGGAACGACCGTCCCGTTGCCGTAAAACGCGAGCACATCATCGCGACGGGATGGGCGATCGCGGAAGACAAAGACCTTGCGCCGCCCATCTGGACGTAGGGCAATAAGCTCGTAGCCCGAGCAGCGCAGGAAGCACGCCAGGTAGAAGTCGCGCGTCTCAAACTCGAGATCGCCCGCCGTCGCCTTGTTGCGACCACACTGTCCCGTTGACACTTAACATCCTCCTCAAAAAAATTAGACCGCTGGCCTGAGAGTTGCCTTGTCCTGATTCTGCCGGGGCAGCAGCCCCAGCTTTCCGAGCCGAATGCGCATCGCCTGAACCGACACGCGGAAACGATCAGCGATTGGGCGCGCTACCTCCTCACACAACGCCTCATGGTGGTGGCTCAATCCAAATTCGCTCCTCTGCGCGTAGATCATTGCCTCCGAGTGCTTCACTATCCGGCCGTCTGGAAGTGCAGCAGCCAGCGCCGTGCCCGCACAACCCTTCTTGAAGTCGCTCCACTCATCAACTACGCGGCGGTGGGGCATCAGCAGGCAGGACGCGAAGAAATCGGCCTGCCATTCAATGCGCTCATTTTTATCGCTGGAGCGACAGATCAGAATCGGCTCGGTTGAAGCGTCCAACAGAAAAGTTTGATCGGAGTCCCTTGCCACGTATGACCGATGAAGCTGCCAATGGCCGACCTCATGAGCGACACTGAAATGATAGCGCCCTAATGTATGTTGGTTGTTTTTCGGATCGAGGTGATGGTCGATCCGCACAAGTCGCTTCTCGACAATAATCACACCGAGAATATCCGGCTTACCGTGCAGCATCGGAATATCCAAGATCCGATGCAAGTCGTCAAAGCCGAGGTCCAATGCGAGATGAGACACGGTGATATCGGCGACTGGTATCGGCAGCTTGATCGGCTCCCCGATCGTTTCCTCGTATTCGGAAAGCAGCGTTTCCGCTTCCTTCTCAATCGCAGCCTCACTCAAATATTTTACTCTGATCGTCATTTGTTTGCATCGCCATTTTTCATCCTCTACGTCTTTAACCAGTACTAGCCCTATTACCTCCCTTTGATTTTCTGCGCCTGATGAACTAGTTCTTCCATCTTTTCAGACGTAAATCCCTTGGTAGTGCGCAGCAGCCTGGTCATCGAATGACGATGCGGGCTTTGCTTGATGATCTCGGACAGTTCCGCGGGAACACGACCCGCCAGTGCTAAGAGATCATCGGGATCGCAGCCGATAACTTCCGCGATCTTTCGCAGCTTCTCTTCTCCCGGCTTCCAATCCTCGGTCTCGACCTTTGACAAAAAGGTAGGGCTCACTTTGATCTTCTTCGCCATGTCGCGAAGGCTGAGGTCCATTGCCTCGCGCCGCCGACGAATAAACGCACCAAATCTCACCTTCCCGCTTACCATAACATTTCGCTCTCATCGCGTGTTTAGGAGTCACTTAATACGCGCATTCGGTTGTGTCAAGTGACGACTAAACAGACGCACGCACAGAGGTAGGGGTGTCTAGGGCCAAGCGAGGCCAAATACGCCGCCCCACTACACCGCCCGCTACCTAAGCTGCAAAGCGCAACTCCCGGATATCTTCCAAAATCCGCCTAAAAGTGGGTTCTGGCGAGCGGCACATAGTTCGATATGTATCCACGAAGGGCAGCCAGTTGATCCGCTTTGCTTTTTCCTCCTTTTGCTGTTGGACCGGCCAGACCGTTTTGACGGTCATTTTGACGAATCTGTTCCAGTTTTAGTCTCGGCGAGGCGTTGCGCGTACCCCATTTCCAATTTACGAATGGCACTCTCGGCGAGAGCTTGATCGCGATTGAGATAATGGGCGTCGAGGATCGAGCGCACGTCGCGCAGGCTGTGACCGGTTATAGTAGCGATCTCGGCTTCGGTGCATCCGACCAATGCCAGGCGCGTGGCCGCGGTGCCGCGGAGATCGTTGAAGGTAAGACCGTCAATCCCGGCCTTATCGCATGCTTTGCGCCACGACGATCGGAAACCGTCCGGCGTCCACGGCCGATCTTTCGACGTCAATAGAATAAGAGGACTCTTTTTGTGCGTGATTGCGAGGTCGAGCGCCGCCTTGAGCGGGGCGCCGACGGGTACAATGACATGCACGACACGTCGAGCTCCACGACGCATGCTCTTCGATTGCTTCAGCCGAATGTGCGTCCCGTCGTAAGACGACCAGGTCAGGCGCAACAGATCCCCCTCACGCTGGCCGGTCCAAAGAGCCAGCAATAAAGGCAAATGCAGGTGCACGGGAGCGTGCTTCAGAAATGCACCTTCATCATCTAGCGCCCACACGAAATCGACCCTGGTGCCATTGTAGAGCCGGCCGCCGCGCTCGCACGGGTTGATGGAGATTTTGCCTCGGTTCTTGGCCCACGACAGGATCCGCGCCAGTACCGTCCAAGCGTAGTCGGCCTGGCGGAGCGATTTGAGAGCAAGTTTGTCGCGCCAGTCCATGAACACGCCGCGCGTCTCACGCGCCTCAAGCGCTTTTTGCGGAAAGTCGCCGAACTGCTGCTCAATGAGCTTTATCTGTTTGATGTAGTCGGCCTTGGTGCGCTCGCGGAGCGTGCGGAATTCGCCGCTTTGCTGGTAGCCGTCGATTAGGATTTGAAGCCGGCCTTGGGGCGCGAGCGTCCGTCGGCCAACGGCTTCGTTATAGCTTGCGATAAAGTCTGGCGTGCCCGGTTCGCCGCGCAGTCGGGGCCCTCCACGCCAAGCGTACCAGTACATCTTCGTGGACCCATCAGCGAGCTTGGCAAGTGTCCAGTGGATGCCCTTCAAGTTAACTCGCACCACTCGCCTCTCTCTGCTTCCGCCAGCGCTCAAGTTCCGCATCGGCCGTCAGCAAATCTTGCTCCTGCGAATTGCCGATCACAACCTCGATATCGCCTCCCGCATTGATCCTTACGCTGCGCACTGCCACGCCGGCGGCGACGGCGGCCTTGAGAGCCGCCGTCACATCGCGTTGACGGAAGTTGCAACGGGCGCGCGGCATCCTCGATCCTAGATTCAATTTAGGGAATTGCTCGATATTCCGGCTTCGCCGTTGTGCTTCGCATGACAAATTTTCACTGCGAGTTCAGCGGACGGAAAAAGTCCCAGCGGCTTGCCAGCGCCGTCGCGCGTAGCCGCCGATCCATCGCTGAAGACATCGACCGTGCCGATACGCGCTGCGCCGGCATAGACGGGCAGTTTCCGTTCGAAAATGGGCGTCGGTGCGTGACCCGCCTTTATTCGCGCAGTTTCTTCTGCGGCGAACAAAAACGCGCGCCACAACCCCAGCGCCGCCGTTTCGATGCTCGGGAAAGGTCCAAGATACTTGTTGGCCGGGTCGAAAGCTTTGAACACTTCCTTCTCGAAGGGAACGATTTTGCCGATGCGGTCGATGCCGACATAAACCGTCACGTGCCTGCCCTCAAATGGAAGGGCCAATCGCGAGTGGTCCGCAGGGCCGACCCACGGCACAAAGGAAAAAAGTACATCATGTTTGTGCGCAAGTTCTGATCGCGGATAGGTCATCAGCGCACCGACATTTCGCCTTGGATCGTCTCGCCGGCGTCAAGCCGCTGCGCCGGCGAGCGCGATTGCATGAATTGCGCTGTATCCGCTTCCATGAATTTGTGCATCTGCTGATAGCGCGCTTCGGCTTCTTCTTCGGTTTTGTAGGATGGGAATTTGTCCCATCCTTCTTTTTCGACACGCTTGAGCGCGTCATCGATGTTGAGGATCTTGCCGTCCCAGACCGTCGGGATGCTGTAGACTTTCCCTTTGTGCTCCACCGTCGCCTGGAAGAGGGTCGACCGACTCCCGTTGGCATTGTCGACGCCACCGGGCCCGGTCAGGTTTGTCAGATGGCGTTGGTACAGGGCTTTTTCCTGGGGCGTCAGATCCATCTGCGCATCGGCTGCCGCCAAATTGTTTGCCAGCTGGCCTTTGCCGCCAAGCTTGTCGAGGATCTCCTTGCCGCTGAATCCGTAAGCCTTCGCGTCAAAATGCTTGATCATGTCGGGGGTCGGGTTCGCCCGCAGATAATCGATCGCCCGAGCCCAGTTCTCCATCGGCATCGGCCGGCCGTTGATGACTGGCCGGGTCGCCATCACGTCGCCCCACGCCATAGAGGTCACACCTTGCGGCGCCGGCGGGACAGGCTCGTGATCGGCGCCCGCGAGTAGCCGGTCTTGCGCCATCTGCGCCCGCGGCCTCAGGCTATCGATTTTGTCCTGAATGAGTTTTTCGTCGTTGATGAACTTCCAGCGGTCCGCAGCCGTGGTTTTGGTCTGTAATTCGCCGAAGAACCATCGCGTGAATTTTTCGTTGTAGATTTGCTCGCCTTTAAGGTCGCGCTTGGGCGGCATCCCAGGAATGTCGCCAAATTCGCCATCGAACGATAATCGCGACTTGGCGCCGTTGAGCACGCCCTGCATGACATGCTGAAACTCGGGACTGTTCTCTCCGCGGCCATGCAGATCATTGAACAGCGAACGCATCTCGGAAATGCCCTTGGCGGTGATCGCGCCGTCCTTCGACATTTCCCAGATCGGACGCATGTCAGTGATCCGCAGTGGGTCCCCCTCCGGCAACAGGGCGCGCCGCCGCGCCTCGGCGAAGCCAGAGCCATTCCCTTCGACACCCGGCGGTTCACTCAGCGCCCGCTTGATCCACACCCGCATTTGCGGATCACCATTGAACGCCGGATCGATACTGGCCCTGGCGACCATCATCGCCCGATCGGCGCCCGGCTTTTCGGCCGCGACGAGGTATTGATCGGCAGCGCTCTCGATCTTGGCTTTCTTCGCCGCCGAGTCCTGTGCTTCGGCGACCGCCCGCACCTCAAACCACGTGTCGACTTGGTGCCGAGCCATTTCGCGGACTTCAGGCGACACCGGCAAATGCTCCAAATCAGCATAAATCCCCTGCTTCATCGTCGGCAAATCTGTGTCATCCATGGCCGACAGGGGATGATAGTCGGGATCGGTGCCGTTGAAGCGCCGGGTCCACATCGCCATAAACTGACCGGCGGTCTGCTGCAGAGTGCCGTCGTTTTTGAGCACGCCAGTCTGGCCGAAGATCTGCCACGCCGGCGCATTCGGGTTCTGCAAAGCGCGCACCACCTTCTGGCCGTCCTGCTGGTGGGCGAGGTAGAGCAGCGCGTCATTCGGCTCGTAGCCGTTGGCCCTCAGAACTTGCGCATTGGCAATCGAATAGTGTTGGCCTGCCACCAAGCTCGCCACCGGATCAGACGGGTCGCCTTTGCCGTATTGTTTCCAGGTGCCACCAACAAACTGCATCAGCCCTTTGGCGCCGGTCGATGACACCGCATTGGGATTGCCGTTGGACTCGATGATGGCGGTGCGGAACAATCCGGCCGTGGAAAACCCGCCGGGATTTTCCCACGTCACCTTGTTGAAAATCGGCAGGTCGGGATTCGCGTACGGGAATTTTGTGCCGTGCGTGGACCATAAGGTTGCCGCCGTGCTGGCGGCCTGCCCTTGATCAAGACGATGCTTGAGCCGCTCGGCCAGCGCCGGGTAAGCGTCGCCAAGCGCGGCTTGCATCTTTGGCATCGCCATGACTTCGCGCGCGCGATCCGGATTGGCCTGGACCAACGATTCAACATAGGCCTGATTGACCAGTTTTTCGCCCTTGGCGATGGCGGCCTTCACCACTGGATCGCCAGGATCGGGGCTGCCGTCGGGCAGCCTTTTGGCCCCGGCGGCTAGCGCGGCTTGATCGGCCACGCTGCGGACGACGTCCGCCGCATTGTGCTTGCGCGCTTCGGTCTGTTCCGGGCTGTCACCGGGATTACGCGATACGCCGTCAAGGCCCTGTTTGATCCCGGCGTCGTAGACGTCGTTGTACCAAGTCTTTTGACCAGCGTCGGCGTGTGCCCCGATTTCTGCCGTCCAGTTCGCCCTGGCATGCCGCGTGATGGTGTCGAACTCAAGCTGCTGGTCGAGCGTAGTCATGCCGGCGCGGGCATTTGAGACCAGTTCGTCAAGTTTTTGCTCGACGCCTTGCCGCGCCATCAATGCGGCGCGTCCCTGCAGACTCAGGTAACCGCCATCCGCCGCGCCGGTGACGGGATCTTTCTTGTTCGGATCACCATGCAGGAGATGTTGAGCCTGCTCGTTGACCTGGTTGAACGCGTCGTTGGCGGCGACCTTGCCGAAGGTCTGCCCAAGTTGACTTTCGCCGCGCCCGAGTTCGGCTTCGCCTTGACCCAATTGCCGCTTGCCGGCGGCTTCCTGCTCGATGCCGCGCGCGATCAGGCCACCGAACTGCTCCGGATTGGCCTGCACATGGCGATAATCGTCCGGTAGCCGGGTTTCCGGGAGGACGCTTTGGATGCCCGTGGTGTCGTCGATTTTCGCCATCGTCCGTCGCTTTAAATTTCACATGCCATTGTTCGGCGCAGACGTCGTTCACTTGAGGTCTTGGGCGGCCTTTTCTTTTGCGGCCGTCATTTCTCGATGATGGCGGCTGTCGAGGGCGTCACGCTCGCGGTGGTGCCGGGAGGCGAGGTCGTGCCTCTCCTTCTCCCGTGGGCGATCGCCACGGCCGTGGCCGGCACGATGGCCGGCGTCGTGAGCGATTTCGTTATCGTGGTCATTTTGAAGTTTTTGGCTCTCGGCGCGATGTCGTCTTCCCAGCTCGGCTTTTTCGTCACTGTGTTTTGCGCGAAGGATTTCGACCGAGTTCGGCGTCTTTACCTCGCGCTCGGCACGCCGTTTCTGTGATGTCGGAGAGTCGTAATTTCTCCGACGGTCGTACTCATCCATCAGACTTCTCCTTTTTTCAGTCATCAAGTTTTACGTACAGCGGAACATCTTCGTGCGTGCCGCCGAGCAGGGTGCCGTACGTGTGCGGCTCGGTCCGCATCGCCCGCATCGGGCCTCGCCAATCAGCCGGCCGCTCGATCACCGCACCGACCCGGTAGCGAATGCCGTCAATGCGCACGTCGGCGAGTAGCCGGTATTTGCACAACTCGTTAGACATCGTGGAAGGAATCCGCGCCATCAAGCTCTCGCTGCAAGTTGGCGAGCGATGTAGGCTTGGATTGATGCGGCGGTGATTTTCCTCGCTCAGCATGGAAGGCCGATCCCATGATTGGAATGACCCAGCCACGCTGACGTGAGACAGCGGCACCGTCGCGGCGGCGCATGAGCGTTATCTAGGGGAAAGCTACGGAATTAGAATCGACGAACAGGATTTTGCGCGACTTCGGATGGCGCAATCCAACACGTTTGCCGGAAGCGGCGCTCGGATCCCGAAAGCCAGACTCACGAGCGCCAGATATCTTTGAACGGCTCTGGGCTCATCGCCGTGTACCGCACCGTGTTGGTGATGCTGGCATGACCGAGGAAGTGCTGGAGGCGTCGAGTGTCCATACCCCGTGCGGCCAAGGCATAACCGGTCGAATGGCGCAGCATGTGGACATGGACCGGGAATGGCAGCCCAGCAGCCTCCCCTGCCCGCTCGATCATGCGACCGATGCCCATGCGGCCGAACGGCGCGCCGCGCTCGTTGACGAAGACGTAGCCAGCCTTAACGCCGTTGGCGGCATTGGCCCGCCACAGGTCGCCCAGAGCCTTATGTTCGTCGCGTTCGAGATAGTGGCTGCTGTCGGTGCTGCCCTTCAGCCGGCGGACCACGATCGTGCGCTTGCCGAGATCGATATCATCCCAGCGGAGGTCGCAGGCCTCGGACACTCGGAGGCCGTGCCGGTAGATCAGGAGGCCGATCAGCCAGTCGCGATGACCATGTCGGTTGCGCTTGAGCGCGGCGAGGAGCTTGTCGACCTCGGCCTCGGTCAGATGCTCTCTCACCCGGTAGTCCACGTTCGCCTTGCGCCCTTTCGCGGCAACTGGTCGCTTTTCAATCGTTTCAGCAGATCCGACCACCCTCAGTTTTGCCTGCATTTCCCATCCCCCGTCTGACTAACTGATCGCATAATACGATAGAGAGTGACCAGTCGCCAGGAGACATTCGATATCTTACGGCTGATGAGTCAATGCGCCGCAGGCGTGCGGGCTGATTTTGCGCTGGAGGAAAATTGGGTACTGGCCCCTTTCCGAACACCGTGGTCCCTTTTGATTTTTAGGTCTGGTCCCTTTTGAGGTCATGCGATATTCGCGCCCGAGTCAATCTAGGGGTTGGGAAGCGTGCAAAACTCTGCCGCAGGCATGAAGCGTTGCGGATGACGCCCGCCATGGCGCTTGGGATCAGCGACCGCGTATGGTCGGTGGCCGATCTTATCGAGGCGGCGCTTAAGGCCGTGCCCACCAAGCCCACATCCACCCCGGCCCAACGCCGTCGCTCATTCCGGGTGACCTAAGGTGATTTGTTTGATTGATAAAGTTACTTCAGGGCGAGCAGTGCTCTCAGTTTCAAGGCCGCCTCCTCAGATTCCAACCGGGCGAGAATTTCGACCTCGCCTGGCTCTGAGCCGCCCTTCGTTTCGTACAAGAAATAGCCACTCGGATCACTGATTGCCTGCCCAGAAAGCTCAATTCTTTTGTTTGTTAGAGGGGCTATACACAGCGTTGTATCACTATCAACTTGCGCGCTGAAATAGTATTCTGACATGTTCTGATTCGCCCCTTAGGGATTTCTCTGATGGCTGACAAAACCCACGTCCTAATGCCCGATCCGGAAATCGATATCCGGTATCTGGCCGACTACATGGCTGGATCCGAGCGAAAGAAGCGCACTATCGTTTCTGGCTGTAAATACCGACCCATTGCTCGGATGCTGCAGCACAAAGACGCGCGACTCACCATTGCTAGCGCCTTGAGAAAAGGCGAGGCGACTAAAGAAAATCTTAAAGAACGGGCGACCTTCATCCGCTCCAAACTTGCCACTGGCGATTTTGATGCACTGAAAAACGAAACCAATGCGGACTATGTTGAGCAATTCAGTGAAGTTGTGGCCAGTGTAGAATTGCCGAAAGCAGATATTTTGCCTGGGAAAGTATTCCCTGCAATACCAATCAATGGTGTTCGGGTCACTTTTTCTCCCAGCTTGATCCTGCGACGATTGACTAAAACGAATAAGTTGCGGCGCGGCGCATTGATGCTTCGGTACGCGAAAAGCAAGCCACTCGATCCTGAGATCGGAGACTTTCAATCGTCGGCGATTTTTGGCTTGCTGGGTGTGCATCAAGACGAAGAAGGATCTGAGCCCGAAAGAGCCCTTTGTCTTACGCTCGATGCCGTAACAGGAAAATTGTATCCGGCGCCGACTAATGCGGTCAGCAATTTCGCGAACATGAAGGCGGCTTGCCAGACCATCGCGGAGCGATGGCCAAATATTCCACCGCCTCCTAACGCCGTCTTCTAGGCGGCCCCTTTTGAGACCAGTCGCTGGTCCTTTTTCATTCATAAGGGGCCGGTACCGAAAATTGAATTGAGTCCCGATTCGATTTTAGACGCCGGCTGGGCAGTCGGTTACGCGTGGTCGGGCTCATCCCACCAGCTCCCAACATCGTTCACCGCGGAGTAAGGGCGTCGACGCCGGCCGCGCTCCTGTTGCCGCCGCGAAAGCACCGGGGCCGCGAACGTCAAAGCGAAGGCATCAGCCTCATCAGGGCTGGATCCAATCTTCGCCTTGACATCGTCTTTTGGCGCCAACATGAAGCGGTCGCCTTTGAAGGCATACGTGGTCGCGCAAAGCGCACTCAACAGTTCGGGACATTCAGGCAGTGCACCGCCTCTTTTGACCCATGCGACCGCCTCGAAATACATTTCCGCACGGCGATTGTAATATCGAGCCTTGTCGTGCGGCTCACCGCTGAAATGTACTTCAATCGGCGGCCGGCCGAGTTGGCGCAATTGATCGACCCATCCGCTGCCAAACCCGCCGCTTGCATCGACAAACGCAGCGTCGGCCTGCCAATCATCCCACTCCCGCGCGACCTGGCCGGCGCCCTGGGTGCTGTCGATGTTGCGAAATTTCAAAATCGGGTAGGCCTGGACACCTTGCCGCTTGAAGATCACGCTGGCGTCGTCACCGAAGCGGGCCACATCGACACCCAACACGCGCGCGGCATCACCGATTTCATATTCGCGGTAATAGCGCTTCATCGCCGCGGACACTTCGTCGGGCCCGATCAGCGCATTGAGCGATGACGGCGGAAACTGCCCGAAGATGTTGACCAGCACCCAGGGATTGTCGCGGCCATATTGCTGGATCTGCTCGCGCGCATGCTCGACGGAGACCCGCGGCGTCCGCTTCGGGTTATCAGGATCGGCACTGATCTCGACCACGCGCCACAGATTGCGCGCGCCGGTGCAGGCGCGGTAGAGCGGACCGCCCAATTTTGTGGGGTTGCCAGCTTGGACAATATGCGCCTCGACCGGTTCGCCGGCGAAGATGCCCTCGCATGTCGGCATGATCGCGTCCGGATAATCGCCGCTCTCATCGAGCAGCCACATGACGTACTTGGCGTGGACGCCGGCGAGCGCGTTGCCGATCTGATTGGAATCGGCATCCGTCGGCCAGGTGCGCGCCTCCATTTTCCAGGTTTCGGGATGTTCCTTCGCGAAGATCGCGCTTTTGGTCATCTCGAAGAGATGCTGCAGCAACGGGCTGTTGTTGCGCCAGCGCGCGAGCTCGGTCCACAAGTTGCTGCGGAGGTTGGCGCCGGAGATCGAGGTCGCGCCGATCATCGGATGCGGCCGGGTCAGCAAGAAATTCCAGCCGAGCCACGCCAGCACCGCCGTTTTGCCGGGCCCCTTGCAGGCCTTGAACGCGAGGCGCGGTGCATGCGGGAACGCCTCGAGCGCTTCGACCTGCCAGGCGTCCGGCTCAATGTCGAACAAGTCCCGCACCATTTGCGCCGGGTGTCTGCGCCACCGCGCGATATGCTCTGCCGCGGGACTCATCGATTGGATTCGTTCCACCAATCCCCGTCGACGTCACGATCCCGATCCAGCACCTCGAACGACAATGGATCGTAAGTTTCATCCACGCAGATGCCCTCGCGTGCCGCTTGTCGCTTCTGCCTTTGCCACTCGATCACGTCTTCGACCCGCTTATCGCGGGTGACTCGTTTCGAAGGGCCGTACACTCGCAGATGTGGCTGGTTGGGCTGCACCGGCCCGACCGTCGGCCTGGGGTCCAGACGCGGGTCGATGCGGTCGAAACGATTTTGCGGTAGACGGAAGGCCGGAGCCGCATCAGCGCGTGCGGCCTTCGCGCTTTCGGCGACGCGGAAGAATTCTTCCTCTTCGGCTTCGGTCAATTCTTCGTCGTCATCAACTGGCGGATCATCCGCCAGTTCTTTCCCGGCGCCGTGTGGATGCACCTCGGCGGACTCGATCTCTTCCCAGTGCAGCGTGATCTCGAGCCGTCTGCCCAGCCGCTCGAGCTCGACCGTGATTTGTTCGCCGGCCGTCCGTAGCCGAGACCCGTCCTGCCATCGCGCCACAACCTGCCCGGCAGGCTCGCCGTCGATCGTCGTGCACAGGTCGCCGGCAGCACCACCGGCGCGCGCCCACGCTCCGTCCGCATCGACGCCCTTCACCCATACAGAGCCGTCGGATCGGTCAGCACCGAGTTCAACACCAATGGTCAGCATGGAAGGCCGATCCCATGATTGGAATGACCCAGCCACGCTGACGTGAGACAGCGGCACCGTCGCGGCGGCGCATGAGCGTTATCTAGGGGAAAGCTACGGAATTAGAATCGACGAACAGGATTTTGCGCGACTTCGGATGGCGCGCCGGTGGGCTCGTCAGCGTCATGCGCTTGATCTCCCTGCTGCAGGCTGCCGCGCACGAGTTGCTCAAGACTCACCTCGTGCCGCTCGACGGATCCGCCAGGCAAGGAACGCAGCAATATCGCCGCGGATTCGCTTTTGCTTGCTAACACGATCTCCATAGGGGTTCCCGTCTCGGGATCGAGCTTGATCTTGGTGATCGCCGCGCTCAGGTGCCGCGGGAGCGCGTTAATCGATCGCAGTCGGACACGTTTGCCGGAAGCGTCGCTCGGATCAGCCTCATAAAAATCAGCCAGGTTCGCTTCGAGCAGCTTCAAGACCTGATGGCGGACGTAATCCACGTGAATGGCGGAAAGCTTTTCAAATTCGAGGCGCAGTTCATCAATGCGGGCACGGACGTGCGGCTTGTTGCTGAGCTTGCTGGCGTTATAAGCATGCCATCGCGGATCGCCTGCAAAGCCAGCCTCGGCATACGCTGTCGCAAGGGGGACGAGCGCCGCGACACCCCGCGCGAACCGTTCTTGCTTCGAATTCCTCAGGCGCTGTCCCATTGGTGTCGCACGCTAGAAAAACTTTTCACGGTCTGCAGTCGCCTTGCGCGTTGGGCATATCGGGCGGCGGAAACGCTTTGTGGGCCGCATGCGGCAGCGAACCGCGATGTTTGTCCACGCTGATTCCGTTTGCCACAATCTAATGCCGGCTTTCGCATTCATCAACTCTAGGGTCGCGATGGCAGCAACGCTGGCTTCTTCATCGCCCAACCTTGCGGCGCGCCCGTTCTCTCGCGCGCGCGGCTCCCGGACTCTGACTCTAAGACTCTATTTGTGATTCTGATTGTGATTCTCTGAACATGTGTTCCAACACATGTTGAAACTAAGTGGTTGATAACATTGGATGTGAAGTTGAATATCCACAGGTTTAGTCGCCGATCATTCGGGCTTAGGTGTACCCGATTGAGACGACAAAACCCGGGACGACGATCAGCCATCCCGGGCCATGCGCTCAATGTCGAGTCATCATCATCTCTTGAAGATCTTTC